AATAAGCTTATTTAAGCCTTGTTCATAAAGAATTTCAGTCAAACATTCTTTAATTAGCGGTTTAATTACTTTTTTAAGACTATTTTTATCCATATTAACCTCGTAAAAACATTATAACATAATTATGCTATTTCGTAACTTCCATTCCAAATAAATCTATCCGTATTTGTCCAAGTAAACGGCTGAGTTGCATTTACATCATTAGCAGTTCCATTTGAAGTATTCTGATATTGTATTGGTGCTTTATAATTAAATCCTGCTCTAGCCCCAGCCATTGTAGCATTATACCAAGCAGAACCATTATCTAATAGGGTTACTGTCATTAGGATCGCATCTGCATGCGATGCCGTGAATGGCATTGATACATACCACTCTCCACTGCCAAATGTTGTTGTGCTTCCCATAACAATATTGCCTCTTACAAAACAAGTTTTACCAATTACTTTGTAGTAGCCCTCTATTGTTCCATTGCCAATTACAGGATTTGTAGAAGCAGCTGTCCAAGTCGGTGTATATGCTGTCCAAGCGGTTTGGTCTACATCAACAGTCAAATTACCAACAGACTGCGACAAAGTAATATTTGTACCCTGCTTTAATGAAAGTATATTGACACTTTTTCCAGTAGCGTTTGATGAAAATGCGTATGCTATTGGGTAAGTTGTACCATCATTATCACCAGCTTGTGATATATTTACATAATAACTTGAAGCAGTTGCAGCGTGGGATGCAGTTCCTATAATTCCTGCATTAGCAATTATTGGTGCATTAGCAGTTACTGTATCTAAAGAACTACTACCTAATATAACATTGTTTTTAAAATCAGCATTGGCATAGACATAAAGATCATCAACGTTACCATCATTATGTTCTAGTGGTGTACCAATAGTAAAAACATCTTTGGCTGTTGAAGCCATGTTAAGACCACCAGAGACTGTGAGGGTTGTTAATACTTTCATTTTTAGCCAATACCTGTACTACCGCTGTACGATGCTGCTAAATCAAAACCAGGACGTATGCCAGTTAATTCCGCAGATAATGTGCCAGAAGTAACATTAGCTGCTGGTGAGTTTGACAATAAATATAGCTTATTTGTTTTTACTCTTAACTCAACAGTACCAGATGGTTCAACCAAGTAAAAATTATTCGCAGTCTTTAGACCATTTGCACTAAAGCCAACTCTTACATGAATTCCCCCATGATTTTGAAAAATTATTCTTTGAGTAACAGAAGGGAAGACAATTTCTAAAGGTGTCGCACCAGCAGATGATGATGGACTAACTAAATTGCCTGTAACATATGGAATACCACTCACTTGATAATTTCCTACGTTTCCTAAACCTGCTTTTGGATATTCAAAACTCATTTTTTATTTTCCTATAATATCAGTAAGTAGTCTATTGAGACTATCTGCTTTTGTCATTACAATATTAAAATCTCTTTTTTTACCTTCGCTCATCATAAATGCACCGGGAGTTGATGGTTCTTGAACGAAATCAAAGCAAATTAATTGGAAATCATCTTCAACGATAATTTTACCAGATTCTTTTCTAGTTGATCCAAGACCTCTTGAAGAAATACCAAGCTTAACACCGCCTCTAACAAGCGATTTTAAAATATTTCCTGAAGGTGTTTCTAAAACTTTAACTTTACCCATGACGTTATCGCCTTCCCACCACATTTTTGTTACCATGTGGGAAGTGTTTTTAAGATTGATTACAGAATCATCTGGGTGGTCTAATTCGCCAAGAGCACGACGATCTTCTATCAATTTTTGATAGACATCAATCTCTCTTTGTAGAATTTTACGAGAATATATTCTACCGTTACCATTTTCTTGATTTGCTTTTTGCATTATGCCTGTTAAGATAAGCCCACCTGTTTTGACAAATAACTTTTCATCCTCTGTCAAAAGATCTTGACAGACTCCACCTTCGCATAATTCATAAAATTCTCTAAGTAATTCTTTTCCCATGTTTATTTTATTCCAGCTGGATTAATCAAAATGGTAACTGTACCAGGTTTTGGGCCTTTATCTGGAAACATTGACCCTACATATTTTGCATTTGGTTTGTTAAGATGTTTTTGCAAAGCGGATAGTATTTTAATATTGTTATTTTTATCTTGTGCTGGAACGACAACTTTATAAAACCCACTTTCTTCATCAAAAGCGACAGAAGAATCTGACGCTGCGGTAGCAGCACCTTGTGAAGTGGCAGTAGGAACTGGCGTAACTTCATCAACGACAAAGCTACCCTCTTCTCCTTTTGGCTCAAGACCAGCAGCTTTAGCTTTATCAGCCTTAGCTTTAATTATACTATCTATATATTTTTGCGTTATTGCTTGAAGCTCAAAAGAGTCCATACCAGGTTTAGCACCAGGTATATCAATTGTATCTACATACTTATCACCAGATAATTTATAGTGCATTTCTACTTTCATTGGATCAGCTTTAGCGGTACTAACGCCGCCAACACCAAGTAAAGGTGCAGCTAAAGCTAGGCCGCTAAGAAATCTTTTTATCGGTCCTTCTTGTAATTCTTCTTCGTTGATAATTTCAATTTGCTCTAGGCGAACTTTTTCAAGCTCTTCTTTTATTATTTCTTTTAGATATGTTTTTGTAATAATCATATTATTTTCCTTAGCAGATAGATTCGGCCCCTAGAGTTTTTTCTCTAGGGGCCAAATACAGCTACCGTTGCAACAACGTCTTACAGGTTGGAGCATATAGCGACGGATGTATGTAACTTGGTTACGCATGTTTGATCACCTCCGATCATAATATAAATAGTGAATTAAGGTTGTTTTTTCACTTTTATTGTTAATCCGTCATCGTCAGCAAGACGACTTAGTAAATATGATGTTCCTGAAGAAATACACCCAGCAATAAACCAATTAAATGATAAATCTAAGAAAAATGAGTTAAATATTCCAACCCAGAATCCCATACACATGGCGCACTTAAGCATATATGAGATATATTCATTATTTAATGAATTTATAGCCACTCTTGGTTTTTCAAATAGCTTGCTATAGACAACAATCATTGTCATACCATAGCAAGCTAATATAAAAGTCAATAATTCCATCATTTATACATTATATCTTATAGAACTTTTTTATTTAAAACGAATACACCTTCTTTTAGTATAAACATTGGTTCAGGCTGTAATGATTCTCTAACTTGTTTAAAAGAAACTTCTTCTGGTTCGTCATCACCTTTGTCGCCATCATCGTAAGTATCATCAGTTTTTCTACGTCTACGTCTATTTATATTTTCTTCGTCTTCATCATCCGCTAAATCATCAGTTGGTTCTATATATCTAATGCTTTTATCATCAGATTCTTCATTTTCTTCCTCTTCTTCATCATCGTCTGAGTCATCGCTGCCTTTTTTAATTTTTTTATACAAGCTAGGATCTTTTTGAATTCTTCGGGGAGGTGCAAATTTTCCTTTAACTGGTGCTGTTTCTACGCTCTCAGAACCATTATATTCAGCATATAGTTCCTTAAAGGCGTTTATTAGTTCTTGTTGAAAGCTTAAAAGTAAATCTCTTTTTTGTTCTGGACTTAAATCAGCATCTTGTTTAAGTTCAGCGGCCTTTGGCTTTCTTCCCCTTGTTGCTTCAGACAATTGTAGTTTTTTAATCGCATCTTCAAAGCGTTTATTAATAGAGAAAATAACATTTTTTAAAGGGATAGGACCATCATAATCAAAGGCTCTACTAATATCTGATTGAAAATCCATCATTAAATTTTCATATTTTTTAAAAATTGGCGCTATCTTTCCACTAACTTTTCCTTTAAACTCCGCTTTCTGCTGTGGCGTTTTAAGCGTTATAACATCTTCTTCTTCTGGTTCTTCAACAGACGGTGCTGGTGGTTGTTTTGTTGAAGGTTCTGGTACTGAAGGCTGTGCTGCTTTACCGCGTTTACCTCTTCTAGCAGTTGGGCTTTCAGTTCCTTGTGCTGCTTTTAAAGCAACATCTGGATCGGCAAGAGCCGCTGCTGCTGAATTATTTGCAGGTGCTACAACTGCCGCTGGCCCTGCGCTTATATCTGACTCAACTTCTGTTTTATCAGCGCCTAATTCACTGGCTGCTGCTACAATAGCTTTTCTATCATCTTCTGATGGATCGCCTACTGGTAGAGCTACTGAAACGGCGTTTGGTTGTTTAGTGTCTGCAACAGCTATACTTTTACCGGCTGACTTAGCTTTGTTTGCTACTTTTTTAGCTTTTGCCTTTTTCACTGGTACTCTTGCAACGGTAACATCATCTGCTTGTAGAGCAGCTGTCGCTGCATTGGCAGCACTTGGTACAGCGGCATCAACACCGGCTGATACTGCTGAGGAAGCATCATCACTCACAGTATCGGGCGCAGTAGCTGGAGATGTTGGTTCTGTTGTTTCTGGCATTTCTGCTATCTCTTTAGCTTTTGCAGCCAACACTACTTTTTCAGAAAATTTTTGAAGAGCTAACAGAACTTGTTTAATTGCTTTATTTTCATAGCCTCTTGATTTTAAAAATCTTGTTAAATCAATTGTTCTTTTTGCTTCTTCCAAAATAATTTGTTTTATATATTTAACTTTATTTTCAGTAATTTCATATTGATCATCTTGATCGGGAAACATGAATCGGCTTACATATTTTATAACTAATTCATCTGTGATACCAGCTTTTTTTAAAGAGTTTGAAAATTCTATATATTGTGGATCTGATGGATCATGTAAAAAGTCAAGATCATCTGGCTCTCCTATTGAGGGGCCTTGACCTGTGTCTGTAGAGGCATCGGCTGTAGAGGTATCTGTAGAAGCATCCGTAGAAGCAGCGGTTGTAGAAGTGTCGGTAGGAGTAGATGATTCATCCTCACCAGCTTCTAATTCATTTGCGTCTACTTCCAGCTCTTCTTCTGGTGGTTCTGCGTCAACAATAACACCCACACCAAAATCTTCTGCAAATACGTTTCCGTAGCCAAAGTTGATAGTTAATTGACTTAAAATATCAACAAATTTATTTACTTCTTTCTTTTGATTAGTATCTAAAGATGCAGTATGTTTTTTAATAATTTCTGAAAGTTTAATTTCTTTTTTATCTTCTTCCGTTATTTGACCAGATTTTACAGCAAAACTTTTAATTTCAGTTGTAAAATCGTTATATATACTTTCAATAGCTTTCCTAACTGCTTCATCTTTAGGATTAAAGGTTAAATATGAATTTTTAACAGCAGCTATTAGTGCTTCTTTGTTTTGTGGTTTTATACTTTTTTTACCAGCTGCTGGAGCTGTCGCTGCTGCTTCTGGAGCTTTTCCTGCTTCTGGAGCTTTTGCTGGAGGAGCAGTTGCTTCTGGAGCTTTTCCTGCTTCTGGAGCTGATGCAGCGGCACTTGTTGGTGACGAAGTTGGTGCAGCTGTCGCTCCAGCTCCTCTTGTTCTTGTGGCTCTTGTCGCCGCTGTTCCACCGCTTGGTCCACCAACCGTTGTGGTTGTAAAAGATGTTGAACCGCCGCCACTAACTCCTGATGATGCAGCTCTGGTTGCTACTGAACTGGGGCTTGAAGAAGCAAGACCGACTACTGATGGTGTCGCTCCTGCTGCCATTCCGGTAGAAGCACCGCCTGGTCCAGCCGCTGGTGCTGGTGCTGAAGCCGGTGTATCGCTGATTGCAGAAATAGCATCTGTTAGTTTTTTATATAATGCCGCGTCTGAAGTTTGTAAGCCAAGTTCATCAGCTCTTTGTTTAAGCTTTTCTAAATTTTGTTTATCACCATTAATTTTTTTTAAAGTTGATTCAATGTCTGATTTTAAAGAACCCATTTTATAAAGGCTTTTAACACCGCCAGCAATACCTTTGATACCGCCAACAATACTTTCTTCTACTTCTTGTTTTTTCTTGACTCTTACCATTAAACTTTCAATGATAAGATTTTCTAAGTCTTTTTTGTCCAATTCCATTTTTTTATCCTCTTAAAAATTATTATTAGTAATTGTATCTGTAAATACCGCGAGTTGGGAAACCATACTTTGGAATAGAACCCTTGAATGGTTCTTGTGGAACTTCTCCAAGCTCTGTAGAATCTTCAATATCTGGTCTAAGTAGTTCTTTCTCCATCGCATCTTCAAATTCTTTTTCATAAGTGAAGATTGGTCTTTCATCTTCAATAAAATTTGCTATTGTATAAACAACTACTTGTAAAGGATCTTGTCCATCTGGTGGTTGTGCGGTATATAAGCCCTGCAAGGAACCATAAACATTTCCAGCTTGTATGCTTTCAGGCAAAATAACGCCTTTTTTTACCATATGCTTAAAAAGTTTATTTTGTAGAGTATATATAAAATCACTTTGTTCTTCTTTTGGTAATGCTAAAACTTTATTTTTTTGTGGCATTACAATAATATCAAGATCGGGATGTTCTCTTAACATATAATCACCGCTAAGAGTTTTTGAAATTGCAACCTCTTTTGATACCCCAGTTTGTTTATCTTTTATAGAGATTTTTATCATTATTTTTGCACCTCATGAACAAACTGTTGTATCTTTAAAATTTTTTGCAACATTTCTTGACTAATTTCTTTTACTTCCTTAAACGTATTTAAATAGTCAATTGTTTGCTTTGTTCTATCTGTCAAATTTTTATCTGAACTAATTTCTTCAACTTTTAAAGCCTCGTTTAATTGATCTTTTAATCTATCTATTTCTTCATTCAAATAAATTTTTAAATCTAACCCTTCATTAACAAAAGAATTAATATATTTTGTTAGTAGTTCTTTTTGTTCGTTTAAAAGAACACCATATCTATCGTTAAATTTTTTAGTGAATGTTTTTAATAGCAAAGAATCGCTGTGTTCAATTAGTTGTTTAGCTTTATCTTCTTTTACAAGTTTTATTTTACTTAAAATTGTTTTTTCTAATAAAATCTTTTCTTTTATTGGGGTTGAAGAATTAAATACTTGTGATATTGAAGCTATATCTTTATAATCTGGTACAAAATTATCATAAACTGTAAAACCTAATAATTTATTAATTTTATTAATTAATTTTGTTTGTTCGTTAAAAATTGTTTGTTTATTTAGCTTATCATACCTACTTTTAACCTCTTGTAGATATTTTTCTGCCATCTCTTCTTCAATGGTATTATCTTTTAAGCTTTGATAAAGTTCTAATTCTTTAAAAAGAATAGAGTTTTTATTAAAATGCTCAAAAATCAACCATTTAATAAGTTTTGCTTTTTCAAAATCTTTTTCTATTGCAGATTTAGTTCCTTCACGCAATAGTGCTTCATAAAGAAAGGCTGTATTTCTTTTTTTATTATGTTTCATCATTTTTTTCTCCGCTTTGCTTCTTTTTATTTAACGATTCTGTTAGGCTTTTTAATTTTTGATCAACTTCTAGTAATAAAGCCTCATCTTTTTTATATAAATCGTTTTCTGTTTGCTCTGCGATTCCTCTTCCAAGAGTATTAAGACCCTTGAAAACATTTCTATCTGTTTGAGAACTTAATTCATTAGACCATTGTGATTGGAAATGCCTTGTTCTAGCGCCTCCACCACGGTCATCAGAACCAACTGGTGTATACCATTTACCTTTTGATCCAGGTGTTAAATGTGGTTTTTTCACTGTAAACACAGAACCGTCTTCTCTTCTAGCTGGTGCTGCTAATAAAGGAGATTCTTCACCGCTTTTCTCGCCTCCAGCTTCTGGTGTGCTTTCTGGGGTTGTTGGTGGAGTGCTTTCACCTCCAGCTGGGGCTGAAAGATCAAGACCTCCTGTTGTTCCACCTCCACCAGCTTGTGCTTCAGCACCCATGGCTTCTAAACTCTTTGTAAAACCAGCATCATAATATAGTTCTCTTTGAATTCTTTCAAAATCATGATCAGATGATTTAAATATATTTTCAAAAATCCATCTCTTGCTAAATCCATTTTCTTTAGCTGCCGCAGCAACGCCCAATTGCGCCTTAAAGTGTTCAATTTCTTGCAATTCTGCTAGTTTTGATGGATTGTTAAGTTTAAGTCTAAACTTTAATAAATCATCGTTTCTAAATCCAATTGTGTAAAGGTGAATCATAGCTATTTTTTCTAATTCACTAACTACAACTCTTTGTAGTCTTTGTATTGTACGAGCAAAGCGCATATCTTTTTGCGCCAACATTGTTTTATCTTCAGCCTGACCTTCTCCGCGAGCTAAATAAGCTTGTGGAATCTTCAAACCAGAAAACAATTTATCTCTTAAATACTTAACGTCATCAATATCACCAACGAAGCTACCGCCTTGTAAAGTATCAATTTTTGTTAGATTTTGACCACGTACTGGGATGTAATAGTCTTCATCAATACTCATTGGATTATAGCGTAAATCAACACGACCTGTATTTGGATCAACTATTTGATTACGTTTCATACCAGTAATAACTTTTTGCATATACTGTTCTACTTCTTGCGGAGAAACGTTACCTACGTCAATATAAAATACACGACGATCTGGTGCGCGAACAATACGGTATGCCATCATAGCGTCTTCTAACAATTGTAATTGACGCCAAATGCGTCTTACAGGCTCTAAAATGCTTGTACCATATGGGCTATATTTATCTTGTCCAAGAATGCGAAAGTGTGCAATCTGCCAATTTTCAAAAGTTATCCCAGCACTATTCCATTGGAATTGTACATAGTTTGGGTTACTTTCATCTTCACCTTCTAAACGTTCAATTTCAGGGGATGGTAATCCAAGAACACTTTTAACACCTAAATGTTCATCAATATCTAGATAAAGAAAAAAATCTCCAAACTTGCACATTGTTCTTGTCCAAGAAAAAAGATTATATTCAACATTCAATGTTTTATAGAGTAAAGTATTTAATATTTGTTTTATTTCTTCATTTTTACAATCAACAGTGACTAATTGACTAAATTGGTTGCTTGTAGTCATTTCATCAGAATAAATATCTATAGCGGATGCAATCTCTGGCATAAATTCCATCTGATCAAAATCGCTATAACGCTCAGCGCGACTTTGGTTAGCCATAATATTTGTCTGTATGGCTTCAAATGGATTATAGCTTTTCTTTTTAAAACTTTGACCGCTCGCAGAAGTAAATTTAAAACGATCAAGATCTCTTCTTTTATATCTTATCTGTGATTGCTCACGATATGTCGCTAAAGGACCAGAAAATAATCTAGTTAATGCTGTATAAAGAGGGGATTCTTTATTTCTATTATTTCTTTTAGAAATATCTTCTTGTGTTTTTGTAACTGTATTTCTTGTATAAGGGTTACTCTGCTGCTTTGCCATCTTTTAACCTTTTAATAGCCAAGAAAATTCTTTATAAGTATTTTGGCTTTGTTGTATTCTTTGAGAATATTCATATTGTCTCATCCCGTTAATTGATGTGTTAAGATAATTACTCGTTTTTGTAATGGATGATAAAAAAGCTTTTGAATATTCTAAATTTCTTTCATTGTTTATAACTGCTGTATCACGTACCCAACAAGCAATTGCAAGAGACATAACTAAGTCGTCGTTATATCCTTTTTGAGCCTCTGGTCTACCATTTACCCAAACAAATGTTTCTAATTCATTAATTGACCTTTGAGAATTTATAACTAATATTTTATTTCTTATAAATTCTTCTAATTTTGCTATAATAAGAGGACGAGTTCTTTGAGTAGTTGTAAATCCAGGTACGCTATTACTGCTATATTGAGCCATAGAAGAATCCATGAACTCGTTAGTTGTTTTAGAAGAATAAAAGATATTAGGATATAGTAAATCAACTAGTTTAGTTATAACTGAGTATCCAATATTGTTGTTTTCAACAACAATCATACAATTACCGTATTCTCTACCTACATCAAATAATAATTTTGCAAAATTATCTGGATCAACTTTGCCTTGGTACTCTGCAACTTGTTCCATGTTTTTAACGTCTATAACGTGGAATACTGAATAGTCTTTACCATCGCCTCTAGAAACGTCGGCTACTAAAATATAAGAACCACCAGCATCGTATTCTTTCCAAACATGATAATTTCTATCAACCCAAGTTTTATATTTTGGATCAATAATAGTATTTTTAATTCTTTCTATATCAACAGGATTTACAACAGTCTCACCAGATGCATTAAAATTGCACTCATATTCTTGTGCAATTTCACGGCGACTCATATTTTTGGTTATATTTTCAAACCATCTTTCGTCATATTCTGGGTGTACATTCCATGGTAATCTTGTCGGTTTAAAATTATTCTTACCGCTTTCTGCGTCAACGTAAGTTTTGTGAAACCAGTTACCAACACCGTTTGGAGTTGAAAGAGCTATACAACGACCACCAGTTGAAATCGTTGGTAACAAACCTGTCCAAAGATCATCCATATCGTCAACGAATGCAGCTTCGTCAATAATTAAAAGACTCAAAGCTTGACCACGACCAGCATCTTTGCTAGTTGGTGTACCTTGAATCTTTGATCCATTACTTAATTCAAATTTTGTTCTGTTGTTTACTTGTACTGTAGCTATTTTAAGAAAGTCAGGGACAGACTCAATCATATCTCTGACTTTATCTACTATTTCAATAGCTGTATTTTGTTTCGTCGCCATAACAAGGATGTTTTTTTCTTTGTAGAAAAGCATCATCCAAGCGACATAACCAGAAACAATTGTAGAGATACCAAGCTGACGACCTTTTAAAATTACATTAAATCTATGATCGTGAAAGTCATTCAGCAGCTCTTTCTGAAATTTAAAAGTTCTAAAAGGAATTATACCTTTTTCTTGATGTGTAATTTTTGCATAATTATCTAAGAAATATGCCGGATTTTTTCCGCATTTTAATATTTCATTTTTAATTTCTTCTTTAGATAATTTGTATGACATAACATTATTTTATTTTACGTTCATAAGCCAACGTTTAGCAATATCTGCAAATTGTTCTTGTTCACTATCATAAACTTTTTTAGTTTTTGCATCAGTACCAGAATCTATTTCAACGCCCGATAATTTATAGACTTGTGCTGCGTTTACATAACAGGTTCTACGATTTGCAGTTTGTACTAAAATTTCAATATCGCCTTCTTCTTTCATATTTAAAGCACTTTTAGTTACTTTACGATATTCTTCTTTTAAGTGTTTAGTAATTTGTTTAACAGTATCACGAATATCAATTTCAAAATTTTTATCGTGTACTTTTGTTAGTGGCATCTCTGAATGATACTTCAGCACTAACCTATCACCTTGAAATTGCACTCCAAATCCATCCATTACTCTTGGGTCATAAATAGAAACACCTTGTAAAAGGGCTTCCGTTTCTCTTTTAAGACCAAATTCAGCTCCACCTTCATGTTTAGCATGAAGGGCTTGTGATATTCCATTAATTACTTCAAGGACACTAGCCATTTTTTTTATCCTCAAGCTTACATAGATAGCATCTATAACAAGCTTTAAATTTATTTATATATAAATCGTCACGTTTTTCAAAAGAGTATTTATTACATATAGAGCAAATACTATTGTTATTTTTATTAATTAGTTTCTTAGGCAATAAAACTCCATCAACCTCTACTTTTTCTCTTGATTCTTGATGACTGTATACTTTACTTATAAATTCTTTTTGTTGCTCTATGAACTCTTTTTCTTTTACTTCATCCCAAAATTGTTTTGGATTCTGGGTGGCTAAATCACCATACTTTTCTTTTACTGCCTTTTCTAGTGCTTGTATATAATTTAAATCACGCTTCATTTAGCAACCTGTACCGCAGCATAAAATATTGCTATTGATGCTGCAAAACCTAAAACAAAACTACCAATCAATTTAGCATCATTCCATCTTTGTTCTGAAATAAGTTGGTCAACTCTATCCTGCCTAATTTTTAATAGACCTTCATACATTTCTTTATTAATATTAAGTTCTATTTCTTTTTTCTTAGTTACTGTTTCTAATTCTAAATCTTTCTTTTTTAATTCTGTGTCAAAATGTAGTTTTATTTTACCTAGTTCCTGTTCTCTATCAGTTATTAGCTTCACCATAGCATTTTTATGCAATAGGAAACCATCAAAAGGAGCGCTTTCTTGCTCCTTCAATTCAACATAGTCGCCTTCACCGTCGTCATCAACATCAACTTCTTCAGCAAAGGCTGGCAGTGCCGTCAAATAAGAGGACAGCACAAGCAGCGTTAATATTTTTTTAAAATTAACCATTATTTAGATGGTGCCTTCTTCTTTTTTTCTTTTAAGCCAAGAACTTCAGCAGCTTCTTTCTTGACTTCTTTTGTTGGAGCTTTCTTTAGTTTCTCAGCCTTCTCTTTTGTGCTGGCCTCTAATTTTGCTTCTGCTTCTTTCTTTTCTTCTTCTAGTTTGGCTTCCTTTTCTTTCTTTTCAGCCTCTAGTTTAGCAGTTTCAGCAGCTAATTTCTTGGCAGCTTCTTCTTTTGCTGCTTCCTCTTTAGCTTTTTGCTCTACTTCTGCCATTCCTGCTTTAACGTGTTCACGCCAAGCAACAGCACCTACTGCTAATCCAGCAATTAATAGCCCAACCAATAGTTTAATTTTCATCCAGAGTTCTCCTGCGATAGTTTTTACTGCTTCCATGTTTTTTCCTTTTTACGGCTTATTTATTGCCGTGTTTCCATTTTAATGCAATATCTGAAAATCCTTCTACGCCTACATAGCCTAATGATATTGCGGTCCATTCGTCTGGGGTGATCTTGCCACATGCCATAAACACTGTTGCTACTGTCCATACTAGCAGCTTTCTTGAGATAGCTTTAGCTGTAATAATATCTAATACACCACGATCATTTTCAGCTTCTTTCATTTCATTTTTTACTTCTTTCTTTACGTCGTCTAAGATACCCAAGCATTTTTCCTCCTATTGATTTATGTAAGCATATCCTTCTTTTTTATCAATAGTAATTTGCAAGTCAACACAATCTTTTAAATAGTCAAGATGAGAAATAAGTATAACAGTCTTGAAGTATGATTTAATTAGTTCTAAAATACGCACAAATCCATCTAAATTTTCCTGATCAAGCGCAGTTCCAGGCTCATCTAATATAAATATATCACTTACTGGCAAAGATGTTACGTTGATTAGTGCTAATCTTATAGCTGTTGATGCCAGTGTTTTCTCAGCACCGCTACCCATTTCAAGCGGACGAGCATCATGGCTTGGATGTTTGATCATAATATCTAGTTTATCATCATCATTTTCTAAAAATACATTAAAATTAACTATATTATTTAATATTTTTGATATTTCACTATTAATTTCTGGTAGTTTTTGTTTGATAATTTCATAGGAAATACCATTTGCGTGCATACACTTTTGGTAAAGATCATAGGCTGCATATTCATTGCGTAATTTTTCTAATTCTGTCTTTTGTTGCTTCAATGTTTCAACTTCTTTTAGATAAGAGCCATATGAAACACTTGCGATGTTCATTTCGTGCCTAATATTTTCAATATTTTGGCTTGCTCCTTTGATTTGTTGCTCAAGATTTTTCTTTTTTTCCTGTAATTCAATATAATTTTCAATTGCTTCTTTGTTTTCTTCGTAAATTTTAATTTTTTCTTCGTATTCTGCTATTTGTTTACTTGTTTTTTCAATATTAAGATTATTTCTTTCAATTTTTATCTGATTAGACGATAGCTGCTTTTCGCTTTCAAGCTTCTTTTGAGTGATTTTGTTCTTCTTGTTAAGCAAATCAGAAACTTTTTGGTCTAATGCATCATATTTTTCATTTAATTCACTTAATTCTACGCTTTTTTCATTAAGTTCTGACCCTAGTTTTGGATAAATTTCTTTATATTCAAATGCATCTTTTATAAATTTACAAGTTGGAAACGTATCACCACAAGGAACACTATCTAGCAATTCTAATTTGTGTTTTGCGCTCTTTAGCTGTGCTGACAGAGAAGAAATTTCTTTCTCAAGAGGAATAATTTTCTTATTTAATTCTTCTAGATCATTATCGTCTTGTGTAAGCTGTTTACTATCAATAGTTGCTAGCAATTCATCCGCTTTTACAATAATTGCTTCTAACTTTTTGTTTTCTAAGTCAAAATTAAGATTTTCAGCCGTGCTGTTATCAATAGCAAGCTTCAATTTGTTAAGAGCTTGTACGATCAACTCAAGATTGATAATATCGCTAGGAACATTCTTTAAAAGTTCTGTTAGTTCTTGCAAATTTTTTGCTAAATCAGCTGATTTGCTTATATATTCTGACAATAGGTTTGTCTTTTGTTTCGCATCTAAATTTGCTTTTTCTGCTTGCAATTCAGTATTTTTAATTAATTCATCATAATTATTATTAGCTTCAAGACGCTTTAAAAGCGCCTTTATTTCAGCACTATCTTCCTTAGCGAGTTTGAATTTTTTTTCAAATGTTTCTAAATCAAGGAATTTAGCTAAAATTTGCTTTCTATTGGTTGATCCTTCGCTAATAAACGATAAATAGCCAAACTGTGATGCCATTGATGTTAAAAAGAAGTCATCAACAGTGCCAAAATACTTTCTAATAAGCTTATCTGTGTCATTACGGGCTAATCCGTTCAAAGAACCCGCATCGCTTGTGAATTCTACCTCCGTTTTAGCCTCTGTAGTCTCTACACCTTTAAGTTTTTTAGTGTATTTTTCTGATGAGCGATTAATGATATAAGTTTCACCATTAATATCAATTTCTACCTTACCAAAAGCTTTGTCTTTGGTTTGGTTAATGACGTTTAAGTTCTTACGATTGTTTTTAGAAGTAGTATTATAGATAGAATAAAGAATTGAGTCTACAACAGAGCTTTTTCCACTATAGTTCTTTCCAAAGATACCTACAATTCCATTTAAATTTTCAAAATTAATCTTATTGCCTTCTCCATAATTAAAAAGGTTGTCCCATTCAAGAGATTTTAGCTTCCACTTAATATTTCTATAGATATCATCTGTTTCTTCAATTGAAGAAGTATATCTTTTATTTAATTCAAGAACTTTTTGAATTATATCTTCTTCTGTTTTATAATCTTTCAAGAAATCCCGTATCAAACCTTCTTGTACTTTAAGATCACGAAGGTTTTGATTACCAGAAACGATATCTGAAACGTTATTTTGATCTATTTTTCCATTTTTAGCCTTGCTAACATATGTTACTGACTCTGGATTGAACTTATTTTTAATAATATCAACAGCTTTCTTGCTCTTTTCTAGAGAAACACTTTTATTAGCAAGAATTCTTACTCTTGAACCTTCTTTTAGAGTTACTTCTGGAAGTATTCCTTCATCATCAAGTTCAATAGTAACATATGGACGTGGATTTGAAATACAATAATGTTTACAAGTAAAAATATCTTTGCTTTCAATATTCCAAATCAAAAATCCTTTATCATCTAACTCACCAAAGTTACCTTGAACAGTAGAGCCAGGATATCTAACCCTTCCTTCTGCATCTACCACTTGATTTGATTTATGGATATCTCCTAGAAAAGCAAAATCATGCCCTTCTAGGGCATTAATATTATGCTCGCCATTCTCTAAGGTATATCCACCATCAGTTTGCACGCCTGAAATAGCTCCATGATAAAGAGCGATGTTGATTTTATTAGGATTAGTTGGCTTTTTCCAATTTTCTTCATCAAGTCTACTGAGAATGTTTAAATTAATATCTTTATTAAGCTCATATTCTTGAGAATACTTGAAAAGGTGCAATGAAGTAAGATTTAGAGCTTTAATAATTGGGGTAATAGCATCTTGACGAGTATCATTCTTTAAATTTGTATCATGATTACCAAGAATAATATAGGTTGGAGCAATATCTGCTAGATTTTTGAAGAAATCACTTGCCATTTCAACAAATTCTGGACTGATTTGTGTTTTTGTGTGAGCAATATCCCCACAATGTACGATATAATCTACTTTTTCATCACGCAATATTTCATAAATCTTAGCAAAAACTTCCTTAAATTCATCGTGACGCTTGGTATTTAGTATATGTGTATCGGCAAGATGGGCAATTTTAGTCATTTTTTACTCTTTCTTTGTAAATGTGTAATGCATAATCCTCAGTCGGATGAGGCGCATCTGAAAGGCTTGATTTTCCGTATTCTTCTGGCGGGATATTAATGATTGTACCTAGTTTATCATAAAACATCACAATCATTTCAGGTTTTAAAAATTTTGCATGCTTTACTAATATTTTAATGGCTGGGATGTATTTATGATCCGTAACACTTGATAACATTTTTATTAATATTTCATCTTTGTTGCTTTGTTCAAGGTCATAATCATCAGTAAGATATTTTTTAAGTCTTGAAAGAATATATTGACCGCTCAAATTATCAACACGAATAATTTTATCTTCTTCAAGTTTTTCCCAATCCTCTATCATCCATATGTTTTTTCCGTCTGTAGCAATTTTACAGTTAGAAATATCAAAACGGTTTAAAACTTGCTCTGGCGCACCAGTACTTTTTGCAATAAACTGAAATTTTAAAGTATGAGGAAACTTTTTATCATTTAATTTTATAATTCCTCTTCCTTCAAAAGCAAAACCAGTCATGCTATTAGGAGTAAATTTAGCACCATCTTTATTAGACTTTGAGATGAAAGAACCTTTAAGTTTAGCAAAGTGTTCAAACGCTTTTTCAGCTGCATCTTGATTATAAAAAAATAAATCAATATCTCCAGAGGCTAAAGAATTTTCAATAGTTTTTTCTACACTACCATTTTTAATAATTTTGCGAAGAAAACCACCAGCTAAATATCCGTCATTCATAAAATAATATGTCTGATCATTATAAAAATTAACAAAATCTGGGACACGATCAAGCAACCATGAAATGTCTTTTTTGATGATATTTTTCATTTTTCCTCAAGAAAAAACCCACTAGGGGTTAACTAGTGGGCTTAGAATACCATACAGCTTTGTCGCTGTCAACGTGCTAAAGTTTTTTCGCCTCTTCTATAGTCTATCTGAGCGGTTGAACTTGGTAACCTTGGAGATCTCATCCAATATTTGTCTGGGGTTCTGTGTTCATCGCTATCTGCTTTTGGAAAATCGGCAAATGCGTCTATCTTCATTTCTTCGCCGTATCCAAGCAACTTTACCATTTCATTATGCATATGGCAAGCATTTAAATAAAATTGGGGATCAACAGAATCTCTGTCAAACTTTCTTATAGCTTTTACTGGGATGGTCTTAGCGTTGACTAAATCATGGTACAGAACATTCGGATCTTTTGTTTCTATGGCATTAATAAAAATATGCATAATTTCTTGTACAGAATTATTGGTCTTTAACTTATTTTTTTTAATTTTTATTTTTATCATAGATTTGCTAGCTTATTTAGTAGAAAATAATCTTTACCATTAATTAGTTTTGCTTTTGATTTATGCTCTAAGAATTGATCATGCGACATATCGCCAACATCAATTCCATAAGGAATATCAATTTTATAAACTTCTGCATCGTATTGCATTAAATCACTAATTAAACGTTCTGCTTTTTTTTCTGCATCTGGATCTAATGCAATGTATATCGCTGGGTCGTGCTTGATAACTTCTTTAAAGAGTCTGGAATTTTCCCGCATTGTGGAACCAAGAATAGGGATTGCATTTTTAGCTTTAATTGCATCAAAAACACCTTCAACAATTGTAACATCCTCACTCCAATCTACATAAAGTTCATTAAACACTAAATCTTTGCTTATATCTGGATTTTTATATTTAGACCAGCCGCCACCGTCATATCTTCTACCTACATAATAATTAACTTTTCCATCGTTATTAAATGACGGAATGATAATTCTTCCCTCGTAATCGCCAGAGACAGCGTATCCAATCTTCCAAAATAATATATCTTCTTGGGTAACGCCTCTTTCCCGTAAATATCTACGAGCTGGAAGCGATGTCAAAGAATTATCTTTATTACAAAGCGTTTGAAATTCGTTTGGAAGTGCTGGTAACTCTATTTTTTCTTCTACTACTTCTGAAAAATCAAAGATTTTTTCATAATCTGAGATCTCAATAATCCCATGAAGGTCATTCCATTCACGATTATGATTAAAATTACCAAAACGTACAACAATTCTACGAACAGTAGAACCATTCCAATCACAAACCCAACATTTAAATTTATCTTTGTTAAGATTGATAGAAAGTTTCTTTTTGTGATGTTTGCATTTTGGACAAAAGAAAAGATATTCGCTTCCAACATGCGTGCAGTCACCAAGAATTTCTTTTAAGATATTTATTTTTTTTGACTCTGACATAGAATATAGCCAGCCTTTGCAATCACATAACTATCTGCGCGATCATAAGTTCCCGCTACTGGATTGCCGTGCTTAGTATACTCTACTTTAAATGTAGGTTCAAGGGCTAGAATATGCTTGAGAACGATTTCTTTAGCGTTTGCGCCTTTTTCTACTTTAATATCTAATTTTTTTCTTGCTGAAGAAGCGCCAATATAATTTGGTTCTTTTCCAAATAATTCACAGCATATCCAACTAACTATGCCATTAAATTTTCCAAGAGTCAAGATAACTTGTGCGCTGCTTAATCCTGGTCTGAAAGCATTAAGAGATTGTTCAATATAAATATCAGTTATATCATATAGGTCTTTTATTTGCTGTAAACGATCTTTTACTACTTGGGCTTTTTGAAACATTGATTCAAGTTTTTTAGAGTCTAAGCGTATTGCCTCGTTGTGAAGAATATGGCCGTCAACCGTTAATACGGTGAAGCCAGTTATTGAGGTACTTATATCTAATCCAAGTATCATATTATTATTATATACTGTTTGTTTGTTTATTTTCAAAAAATTTTTATTATCTTAAGAAAGCTTTAAATAACTTTATCCTATTATAAAACGATTTATATTTTCATTAACAGCTATAATTCTAAAACCAGTGTTAGGAACTGCTGGCGCATTTAAAGAAATGTGTATTTGCGATGAGCTAATATCTAAACTAAAAGCAAGTAAATCATTTACCCATTTTCCATCTTCATCAACTAAGGTATCAATTTTTATATAATTAATATCCGAAATAGGAAATGAGTCACCGCCATTTTGTGTTAATGGAAGTAATATATCAGCTTCACCATTCCCGTCAAATGTTCCGCTAAATTGATATCTTAGGCGTTTATATGCGTTTTGTATTGATGTTGTCGCACCGTCTATAATTGTAGATGCAGTTAATGCATTTATTGCGTAACTTGATGTTTGAGCATAAGATGCTGATGTAGCAAAACTTGCAGTACCAATTAAATTCCCACTAAACCCATAAGATGCGGTAACTGCTCCTATTATTAATGGATCTTTTAAACTAATTGGATTTTCAACAATACCGCTGCCTGTGATACTGCCGCTTGTTGCTACTGTGCTTAAACCAGCATTGATAGCATAACTTGATGTATTTGCAAAAGATGCTGTACCATAAAGATTTCCGCTAAAACCAACAGATGCTGTTACTGTATTTATAATAAGAGGGTCTTTAAGAGATATAGGATTTGTTACAAGACCGCTTCCAGTTATACTACCAGAAGTAGAAACTGAAGAAATCCCACCAGATGCACTTATATTTGTTAGGTATCTACCATCACCAACAAAATATGAGGCAGTTATTGGTAAAGAAGAGCTTACATGACCATTTTCTAAATTTCCACTAATGTTAAATAATGTATTACCGTTTAAATCTTGTTTTATTATTTGTTTTTTAGTTAGGAGATCAGATAAGACCTTTACTGGCTTTGTTGCCATTACTTATTCCTCTATGCCAAACTCTTTTTTAATCTGTTTTAGATTTTTCAAGAAATTTGGTTGAATGCCCATTAAACGGATATTTTTATTCAATATATCTTTAATTAGTTCTAAATGTCGCTTTTGTGATTTTAATACATTTAGAGCGTCTTCTTTGTTAATTTTTTCTTTGTCTAATCTTACTCTAAAATCTTTTAAATTTGATCTGATTATATAAATCCAGTTTGCTACTTGTAAAAAATTAAAATTATTCTTCATAGTCAGATTCACTTTCTAGTTCTATTTCTGCAATAATTTTATCATATTTTTTGCACATTTTATCAATTTCATCAATTATTTCTTTTTTATTTTTCATTAATTCCATTTGAGATTTTATATCTTTAGTGTGTAATAAAACTATACTCATCATATAATCAAAGTCTTTTAAAAGATATGTTATTTTACGTTTCATAAATCCTCAAAATATAAATAGTATATAAAAAAACAGGGTGGCATTTTAAGCCACCCTGTCCTAAATTAATTTCTTAATTTATTATACAATCACGTTAGCTGTTTCATTTACTGCTATCAAGCGAATTTCTGCACCTGTTGTTGCTGCTGGTGCATCTACTGTAATCATAGGCCAGTAGAAGTCGTTTGATAATGCTGAAGCTGAAAGTTGAACAGAGACTAGATCATTAGACCATAAATTAGATGCCATATCTCTTACAGCTACGTCAAATGACATACCACCTAATTTTTGAATCAATGCAGCTGGTGTGCTTGCTGAAAGACCAGTTATTGTAGAACCGTTTGGCGTTCTGCCATTTTGTCCCTGTACGCTACCAGATAATGTGAAAACGATGGTAGAATCACCAGATTGTTTTGTACCGCTTACAACTGTTCTAACGTTATAATATTCAGTTGGGGAAACTGATGCGCCATTCATCCCATTTATAGCAGTATCTAATTGCTTCAAAGCACCAGAAATATTAAGTGTATCAAATCCTAAATCTGTGCGTTTTGTAATATAGGTATATGATTCATCGCTCTTAATATTTACAGCACCATCTACTAAAGTACCTGAAGTGTTGCTTGTAGAGCTGATATAAACACCATATGAGCTACCTGCGGCATTTATTCTAATACCGCCGTTTGCGCTAGATACGTTAATATCATTAGCACCAGCGCCTTCACCAGTGATTTCTACACCACCAGCACCACCGATTAATGTGACACCACCAACCATGCCTTCAATACCATTACCTCTAACTAGAGTTTGTAGTGAAGATGAAATATCAACAAATGTACCTTCTACTGGACCACCAGAAGAAGAAGCGACTGATACGTAAGAACCTAGTTCTTTGCCGTTATAAGAAACAATAACAGCATTTGTTGCACCTAAGTTTGGATGTTCAACTGAACCTGTGCCTAATGCAGCAACGCCACCAAGAGAAACTTTCTTTCCTGATGCTACTGCTACACCTTCTGAAGCGGTTAATTGACCAGTTGCTGTAACAACATCGCTGGAAGCGTTACCTAATGTAATGCTGCTTCCATCAAGTTTTACTTCTCCTGTGACGTTTAATGCACTAGCTGTTAGTGATGTAATTGTGCCTAAGCTTGTTAGTGAAGATGCAGTAACGCCAGAACCAAGTGCGGTTGAAGAGAGGACTTCTGTGCCGTTAATTTTATATTTCTTGGTGCTTGCAACGTCAACATCTACGTTTGATTTCCAAGCAGTAGAAGTATTGTTATATCTCCATTGAACTTCTGCGTTTGTGCCTAAATCAAGACCACCATCGCTTAATACTCCTAAGTCAGTGCTGCCAGTACCTAAGTTGATATTTTTATCGCCAATATTAACAGTAATTGAATCTACTGATGTTGTTGTACCACGAACAACTAAATCACCACCAACGATTACTTTACCACCGAAACTTGCAGTTGATGCGCTGGCACCTACAGTAATTGTTCCAGTTGATGTTCCGAAGATGCTCTTATTGTCACCTACGTTTGAAGCGACAACATCACCACCAAGTGTAACTTGACCAGTTAGTGTAGAAGCTCCATCAACCGTCAAAGCACCATTTGCTTGGATGTCACCAGCAGAAGAAACAGTTACGCCAGTAGATCCATAACCACCGCCAACATCTAAACTGCCAACTGCGGCATTATTTGTTACGCTTAATGCGCTTGCGCTAACTGCTACAGCACTTGCGTTTAAGGCCGCACCTGTTACTGTTACGCCGTTTTGTGCTGTGACTAAACCAGCAACAGTTGCTGTACCACCTGCTTGCAAATTACCTGAACCGCTGATAGTTGTTGCTGTTAATGCTTGAACTGCTGAAGCACCAGCAGAAACTGTTAAACCACCATTACCTCCAACAGTTAACGAACCGCTGGTTAATGTGCTACCTGATACAATCAGGTCTGTTAAAACTTTTAATGGATTAGCCATTAATTTAATGCTCCCGGCCAAAAGACCTATTGAATTATTTCTTTATTAAATAGTATTCCGATATTAAATTAGCCAATAACAGTTACGACGTAAGAATTATCTGGAATAATCTCACCGGCATAGTCTATTGATATGTTATTTAAATCTATAAAAGTGACAGAAACTTGAACTTGCGAATAGTCTGGTCCAAAATTTTCTCTTACGGATATATAAAGATCTCTGCTGTTTAAAGCATGGTTTACAACATAAACTGAATCTATTCCATTTCCAATGGTAAAAGTTCTTTTTATAGCAACAGTAGAAGTTAATGGCACGCCACCATTTTGGGGCGGTGGTTGTGTTTTTTTCTTGTCTTCCTCTTGCAAAAATGTAACATTTTCTCTTGGTAATTTTATTTCAACTGCGTTTTCTTCTATAGATTGCTGCTCTTTTTCTTGATTTTCACCTTCGCCAATTAAATAACCAAGAACTTTTACCGTAACGACTGTTTTATATTTTCTTTCTTCTTCACCAAGGCTTGTTATACTTTCTTGTTGAAATCCTTGATCCATGAAACATTCATAGCGATGTGTATCATTAGAAATAACAAAATAATTTTGACCAGTTCTAGCCATAAAAGGCTGAACAGCTTCATTCATTTGAGTTTGGTAATTTGTTAAAATATTTATTTTATATTCAACGCTTATATAAACAGGAACTGGTATTGAAATTGTTTGATAAACTTGTTTATTATTTTTTTTTGAAGTAATAAAGTTTACTTGACCAACTTTTTTTAATGAATCATTATTAGCAAAATTAGCAGTTTTATCTTGATTTAGTATTCTTGTTATTACTCTTCTATCGTCTTTTGGAGACACATTGGCCCAAAAAGAGCCTTTTTCCACTGTGCTTTTTGTGGTTGAAGTTCTTTCAAGAGATATTATAGGAGGTATAAGAGAACCGTTTTTATCTCTTATCTCTTTATTATTTTTTATTTGATAGGCTCTTTCCGCTGATGACCATATTACTGGTATTTTTTCCCATCCATTAATTGTATTACAATGAATATTTAAACCTTCAACGTAGTTTAAAAAAGCTCCGTCAATGGTTTCTATATTACTAGGTGCAATATTTAAAGCTTTTTCATTCATTGTAAATTAAATTTTTAAACAGACCCGCTATAAGAAAAATATATTGATAAAACGCTGCAAGTAACATTTGCAGCAGAGCATGAAAGTTCTATAGGAGCAGATAATACTGGATAATGACCAGAGTCGCCGGGATTTTTACCAAAAGTATAAACAAACTCTGAATTTTTATTACTATCATTAAAAGCTTTATATCCATTATAAAATGGTCCAAGCGGTCCACCTGGACCAGATGGAGTATAATATACAATATCAACAGGTATATCTAACAAATTTTTTGCTAACACCAATGAGCCAGTGGCATCAGACGCTCCAGTGACAAACGCAACAACGGTTAGATAATAAGAAGACCCAGAAAGATTGTACAAAAAATCACTTGGTAGAAAGAATGTTCCAACTTCTACTGGCGAAGTCCCAGTAACGCTAAAAGGAAATGTTGTATTAATAGTAGCTGGGAAATAAGGAGGTACAATTTTAGCAACTGTTGTGGTAGTTGTTACTGTAACTCCTGATGAGTTTGGATATGAAATTGGCATATTAGTATCCTATTCTTGTTACAAGTGCTTTTTGATTATTTACTGATTGACTAATATAGAAACCAGCATGGAACAAGCTAGCCGCATATTCATCTGCTGTATAAGTACCAGATGGATAAATAATAAAAGCATAAGTTTCTGGTGCCGACTGTGTATTACTTAAGAAAAATCCATTGACAAAACCAGCATCAGAACTGCTACCTATCGCTATATAAAGTTCATTTTCTGACGGATTAGAGATTATTAAAGACTTTCTATTTGTATCTGGTGTTGCCATTACAAACGTTCCGCTGTTTACGGTCCAATCAAAACCAAATACATTAGCAACATATCTTTGAGTTTGAAATGCAACCCCTGACCTTTTCTGTACTTGCAAAGGAAAAGAGTTAGACGCTGTAATAAATAAAGCATTTGATGAAGAATTAGCAATATAAATTGGTTTATCGTTTTCAGAAATAACGTATAGTGGTTGATCTTTTGAAGATGTAACTCTTAAACCATTATCAATAACTACAGCGCCTGTAATATAAACTGGATTTGTATATGATGCAGTTACAGAGGTAATACCAGTAACATATAAAGGATTAGTTTGAGAAGAAGTAACGCTTGATGTGCTGTTATATAATCTTACAAGATTTTCTTGTCCAATTAATCCTACTGCAACGCCAGTTGTTGGAGTACCAATATTAGAAAATATAGTGTTGATCCCATCCAGTGTTACCACAGAAGAAGTTGTTTTTACTATAAGCGCCTGGCCTTCTGAGTATCCGTACTTAGAAACACCAATATCTGTAGTGCCAGTAATGAAAACTGCATCTGAATTATTGCTGCCTGTTATTTTTACAACTAATGCAGAACCGCCAATTCCTAATCCATATCTATTGACATCTGATAATCTAACATTTGCAGGATTTGCTATTGGATTTTCAATAGTGACACCACCAGAGCCGGTAGTAATAACCTTTAATCTATAATCACTATTTCCAAGATCTGTAGCGGCTGTTAAATAATTTACTAATTGCTGAAAACCAGTATTAGTTATGCTAGTTTCTGAGCCTGTTCCTCTGACAAGAAGAATATCATAAGCACCTTCTTTAATTACGTTAGAGCCAGTTAGTTTAACTTTTAAAGAACCACCCGATAAGGAAGTGTATGAAGAAGAAAGAGCTATTAAAGCTGAATCTGCCGCCGTGTTGCTTATTTGAGTTAATAACGGATTACCCACAGAAGTCGTAACACTAGCCGTTAAAGTGTCGCCTATAACTAGATCAACGTTAACTGGCTGATTGACTGTGACTGCACCCGTTACGTATACTGGACTGGAAATAGATGAAGTTACAGTGACTGTACCGGACAAAACATGTTCTGGTATCAAACCAGTGCTAGAACTATTAGCAGAAAGTCTACTTATACTTCCATTTCCATCTTTTATTATTAAGCTATGAGTTGCCATTTTTTATTCCTATATTTTTATATAAATAGACTTTAGATTATAAATCTAACTTTAATTTAAATGTAAAATCTCTATCCTCTGTTTTTCTTATAGGTTTAGATGTTTTTGCAACAGCAATTATATTTTTATTTTCATCATAAATATAAATTTTATTTATATAAGTTTCTTTTTGAAATGAAGCACTTGGTGATGTATAAATGCCTTTAGCGATATTTTTTATTGGTATAAATTGATCTTCTTGATAAAAAAATGAACCAGTTTTTACTGGTAAGCTAGAGGATGCATATAATATATATGTAGAATTATTAGAATGATTGTATTGTCCTTTTGGAGCATGTGCTAACATGACTAATTGTGGAATTTTGTTAATTCCATCAAATTCAATATCATAGCTTGTTTTTACTACTGCATCTTCATTGGTGTTTGCAGAAATGCCCCAATTAGACCATCTTGGATAATCTCCATCAGCTGTATTACCGTTTGCTGAATAAAAACTTTCTGTAAAAACGGTCGTCAATGGTGTTTTATCAAAAAGTAAAACTATGCCTTCATCGTAAAGCACTACACCAGCTACTTCTCTATTTTTGGTCAAAGTTTGCGAGCCAGAAACCCTAACTAATTCACCGTTATAGCCGGTATCCTTAATTTTTGATAAAAGCACACCATCAACATAAGTAGATAATTCTACTGTACCTTTTTTTATAGTATCACCATAAAATATGCTTGGTATATTTACTATAGTTATATCATCATCCTCGTAAGATACATTGCTGGAAGAATATTGATAAAATGGGCTCATTAAAACATACTTATTTAATACATTTTTTAATGATTTTATCTTTTTTCTTTGTGTATCTTTTAAAGAATATTGAGAGCTTGATGTGTTCGTTTCATCAGGAAAAAAATGGACTGAAATAGAGGATGTTAATGGATAACTTTGAGATAAAAGAGTTCCTAAGTCAGTGGCAGCATAAGAGGTAGAGGAAACACTACCAAAGTATTCTGAGCTTCCTCCTTTATTATTGTATCTATAATAGTTGGCCATATCATTATATTAGTGGAACATACATTGAATTAGTGTCAATACTAAAATCAAGCATTGGATCAATAGTTGTAGTTATAGCTGGCGCTTCTAAATTAAGATCAAATATTCCTGCAAAACCGTCTGGTACTTCATTACCAAATTTTTTCTTATAAAATATCCTTGTATTATGAATAGAAAATTTACAATGCGGTGTTGTTTTAACCGTGTTTAAAAATAAATCATTCTGTTCAAATTTTTTTATTGACATGTTAAACATCCAATCTAACACGTAACATCAATGAATCATCAGGTGTTTTCTTTAGTGGTTCCGAGACTTTAGCTACTGCTAATAATTCATTATCTATTGAATATAGACCAACTGTAGTAATATAAGATATTGGAGCATCGCTTCTAACATTTTTAACAACTATTTTGCTACCACTTAAATATGTTGGATTTGAAGAGTAATTAAACTCTGATGAATTCGCCCTACAGAAATAAATTGTTGAATTTAATTCAGTTGTATTATTGAACTGTATGTTTTGTATTCTTCTTCTTAGACCGTCAGCACAGCCATCTATTGAAGCACTAACTAAAACTACTGACATATTACCAGAAACAGCTGAAGTCCCGTCTGTTACTAACATTGGGGCTGGTACTGTTATTTGACCTTCTTGATTTCTATTAACGTTTGTTTTTGAATCAGCTGTTCCAGATACAGAAAATATGTGTGGGCTAAGAA